TCATAGACATAGTAGAGTATCATAGCTTTCCTCAATTATATGATGGAGCTTATTTTCAGTTAGACCTTCTCTTCAAAAAATCATGATATTTATTATAAAATAATAGCAAAATGATCTTCGGTAAAATCAGCCCAGTACTTAGCATCGCTACTCAAGACACTTTATTCAATCCAGCTCCTGAGTTTATTACAGGTTCTTATATGACTGCTGTAGCTAACCAATACCCTTTGGGTGCTAACCAAGTTAACTTCCGTGTATCATATGGTAACTGTACTTTTGATAACGGTAGTGTAGTAAAGTTTGACGTTGTTCATTCTGACAATGTAGTACTTTCTGGTTCTACTATATCTACCTGGGGTGAAGATGATTCTGTTATCTTAGATGCTATTGCAGCAGCTCAAGGTACTACTGTTACTCAAGTTGTATCTGGTAGCGCTAGCATGTTTGGATTCTAATCTGAACCTTGTTAATTAGTTTCGTAAAATTATGTTATGCCAAATAAAATATTCTACAACAGCTCTCTTCCTAGAGCTGGATCTACGCTAATTCAAAACATATTAGGGCAAAACCCGACAATTCATACTACGCCAACATCTGGCCTGTATGAAATGTTGGCAGCTTGCCGTACTATCTTCACTGATGGTCTAGAGTTTAAAGCTCAAGATCAAAAAGAGATGGAAACGGGTTTTAAGTCCTTTCTAAAGCATGGCCTTTACGGCTTCTATGAGAATTTAACAGACAGACCTTATGTCATTGACAAGTGTCGTGGATGGGGATCTGAGTATGAATTCATTAATGCATTCGATCCTAATCCTAAGATCATATGTATGATCAGAGACATTAGAGCAATCTATTCGTCTCTAGAGAAAAAGTACAGAAAAAACCCATTGACTGATCATCACATTGCTAACTGGGGTAATTTAACTGGTACTACTACAGATAAAAGAATGCAGGTTTGGTCTGCAAATCCACCAATTGGTCCTGCTATGGATAGATTATATCAAGTGTTGGTAGAAGGTCTACATAAAAACGTACTCTTTATTAAGTTTGAAGAGTTGTGCATAGATCCTGAGTCTCAGATGAAAAGAATCTACGAGTACTTAGAATTGCCATATTATAAGCACGATTTTGTTAATATTCCTCAATATACTAAAGAAGATGATAAGTGGTATGGTGTATTTGGTGATCATATGATAAGAGGCGAATTAAAGCCAGTTAAGAACGACTTTTTAGAAGTATTAGGTCCTAATGCTTGTAAGATTATTGGTTCTTTAATGATTTCGGCTATCAAATATAAACAGTATGCAAGTAGGTTATAAGACAGAGTCCGATTTAATAAAAGAAGAAAAAGTAGCAGTTTTGGAAGACAAATCAAACAACAGTAGCAAGTATGTCGTATGGCATATTGAGGGTGGCTTAGGAAAAAACGTAGCAGCAACTGCCCTAATCTCAGCAGTAAAACAAAAGTACAAAGATAGAAAGCTAATCTTGGTTGTATCTTACCCTGAAGTATTCTTGAACCATCCTGATATTCATAGGGTGTATAGGGTCGGTATGACATCGTACTTCTATGATGACTTTATTAAGGACAAAGACACAATCGTATTCAAACACGAGCCTTATTTTCAATCAGACCATATCATGAAGAAGAAACATCTGATTGAGAATTGGTGTGATCTTCTAGGTGTAAAGTATGATAAACAATATCCTATTTTGTACCCTAACATGATACAAAAAGACATATCATATAACTGGAAGCGTGATAAGCCAACTATGATTCTCCATACAAATGGAGGTCCTCTACAACAAGATTCACTTTATTCATGGACTAGAGATATGCCTTATGGTATTGCTCAAGCTATTGCAGAGAAGTACTCTAATAGATACCATATTATTCAAGTCGGTCGTGATCCTAGACAGACTGTACCTAATGCAGAATTTGTAAACATGCAAATGACTAACCACGAACTATTCAGTATGTTAGTATTGTCTGAAAAAAGAGTCTTAATTGATTCTTGTTTACAACATGCAGCAGCAGCCATGAAGCTTAAATCTACAGTATTATGGGTTGGTACTACGCCTAAGAACTTTGGCTACGATGTGCATTCTAATATTGTAGCTAAGCCACCTAAAGGTAATGTTAAGATGATCGATTCATACTTATTTGATTATTCCTTTGATGGAGTTTCTCATGAATGTCCTTATATGGATGTAAATGAGATGTTTGATATTAATGACATTTTTAAATCAATAGATAAACAATGATTATAGCATTATTCGGCCAACCTAATTGTGGCAAATCTACCTTAGCAAACCATCTTATTAATCAACACATGCCTTATGCTGTGAATATTGATGGTGACAAGTTAAGAGAGTTATTTTCTAACAAAGACTATAGTCGTGAAGGTCGCATCAAGAACCTAAATAGGGCTAGTGATATTGCAGTCTTCATAAATAGTATTGGAGCCAATGTTATTTTGTCTTTAGTCTATCCTTATAAAGAGGCTAGAGAGTATTTAGATAGTTTTAATCAAGACGTGATCTGGATCTATTTAACTTATAGTGAAGAAAGAGGTCGTGAAGAATTTCACATTAAAGATTTTGAAGCGCCAGATCAAGATAATGTCTTACATTTAAATACGACAGAATTATCAGAAGAAGAAACACTAAATAAAATTGTAAGTTATGTGGGAGAAAAAATTGCACGTCAAGTCGTCCCTGAGCAGGAAGGATAATCAATGGTCTTTATTTATTGGCCGTTGGCAACCACTTCATGAAGGACACAAACAACTATTTCGCCAAGTTATAAATGAAGGAGGTCGTGTTTGTGTAGCCATTAGAGATGTAGAGGTAGACGAAAAGAATCCTTTTACATCTAATCAAATTATGTCCAACATAGGTGAACAGATGAAAGAAGAGATGGAATCTGGTAAGCTTAAAGTAATTGTCATCCCAGATATTTGTTCAGTTGAGTTTGGTAGAGGTGTTGGTTATGATATCATTGAACATGTACCACCTCAAGAGGTTGCCGACATTTCAGCTACTAAGATTCGTGAACAAATGAAGCTAGAAGGTAAACTATGATAAAACATCCAACATACTTTGTTGATGTAGATGGCACTTTATTCATATACAGAAAGTTTGATGATATCAAAAATGTGACTGCAATCCCAATTCAGTCAGTAGTTGATAAAGTAAATAGTGAGTACGATTCAGGTAGCCATATTGTTATTACAACGGCAAGACCTATTGAATTAGAACTATTTACAAAACAAGAGCTAGAATTAGCCGGAGTTAAATATCATCAGATTATATTTGGTATCGGTAGAGGTACTAGATATATTATAAATGATCGAGACCCTAAAGCTCCTGAAATAGACAGAGCAGTAGGAATAAATCTAAATAGAAACGAAGGTTTATGCACGTAAGTAAAAAGAGGCATATGGCCAAAACAATCAGCTATAGACTATTGAGTACATTAATAGGCTTTATTATTATGTGGTTGATAACAGGATCAATTAAAGTAGGTGCTGCTTTTAGCATAGCTGAACTAGTCTATAAACCTGTACAATACTATTTACATGAGAGGATCTGGTATAGGTGGGTAACTTATGGACTAGAAAAGGATTAGTTTTTGTCACATTATCATATATTTATAAATAAAACGTTAGACATGAAAATTTTACTTATTGTTATTGTAATCGCAGCTATTTGCACATTTTTTCTTATTAAGAAAGGTAAAATCAAAGACCAAAATAACAACAGCATTCCTGATTTTATAGAAGATGCTGTTGAAGATGTAAAAGAAGTTGCTAATGATGTAAAAGATGCAGCTAAAGAAGTAGTAAAAGTTGTTAAACCACAACTTAAAAAGAAAGTTGAGCCTAAGAAAGAAGCCGCTCCTAAAAAGAAAGCAGTAAAAAAACAGAAGTAATATATGAACAAAATTAAGCTCAAACTACACGAATACTATGCTCTTGAGGCAGAACTCAACGGAGTAATAAATCAGAGAACAGGAGAAGTTGTTTTAAGAGGTTTATTGTCTGAAAAGATTAAACTAGCTACTAAGTATTGGGTTAATGACTTGGCAAAGAAAGTGCTTGCTGAAAAAGTAGAGATCGAAAAGTTAAAAGAAGACTTGATTAAGAAGCACGGCGAGCAAGATGAATCAGGTGGCGTTTCCATTCCTGTTTACATCAACATTGTAAAGAACGAAGAAGGCGAAATCACTTCTAAAGAAATTAATCCTAAGTATGTTGAGTTTGAAAGCGATTTTAATGCTCTACTCCAAGAAGAAAAAGAGATAGAGTACAAACCATTTAAATTAGAAGAGTTTGATTCAGTAGAATCAGAAAGCATTTACAACACGTTCTTTAAACTAATTGAAGTACAGTCCTAATCATATTTTGACTATTAATATAAGGCTCTCTTAAATGAGAGCTTTTTTCTTAAAAGGGTTTATATATTTATTATAGATTATTGTTATGGGTAAATTAACAGATACAGAGCTCCAAAGGATACAGCTTATCAAAAAAGACGCTCTAGAGGTTGCATCAACTCTAGGAGAACTCAGCTATCAAAAACTCACTATTGAACTATTGATTGAAGAAGAGAAGAAAAAGATCAAGACAATAAAAGTAGAGGAAGAGAAGGTACTATCAGAGTTGAAAGATAAATATGGGAACGTCTCCATAAATATTGAAACAGGCGATTTTAGTTAAAATGTTTTGAACAAAGTTTTGATATTTATTACTAGATAAAAATCACATAAATGGCCGAAACACTTCTTAGCCCAGGAGTTTTCTTGAATGAAAACGATCTATCCCAAATAACACAAGGACCAGTTGCAGCCGGTGCTGCAGTTTTAGGTCCTACAGTAATTGGTCCAGTTAATATTCCTACATTAGTAACATCTTACTCACAGTACAAAGCTATCTTTGGTGCTGCGTTTGTATCTGGTGGTGCTAACTACGAGTACCTAACTTCTATTGCAGCGCTTAACTATTTTGAGCAAGGTGGAGAATCACTATTGGTTACTCGTGTAGCTTCTGGTTCTTACACATCTGCTACAGCTTCTGTAGTTGGTATCAATGGAACTAATTCATTTACTCTTGAAACTCTTTCTGTAGGTACAATCATGAACAGTATAGGAGGAACATCAGTAAATGGTTCACTTCCTTCAGGTTCATCTGCTAATGTTCGTTGGCAGGTTACCGGTGTAGATACTGGCTCTGGTGTATTCAGCCTTGTTATCCGTCGTGGTGATGACTACAACAATAGTCAAACTATCCTCGAAACATGGAATAACTTATCTCTAGATCCTAATCAAAATAACTATATTGGATACGTAATAGGAGATCAAACTCAAACTGTGCGTCAAGATTCAACTGGAGACTACTATCTTCAAACTAGTGGATCTTATGCTAATAACAGTTTGTATGTAAGAGTCTCTTCTGTAACTCAACCTACTCCTGGTTACTTTAGCCAAGTTGGTATAGCACAGAACATTTATACTGGATCTATGCCAGCTATTGGTTCAGGTTCAGTTAACGGAGCATTTGGTGGTGCTTCTGGAGTTATTTATGGCTCTTTTGGAAAAGCTCCACTTAATATGTTTGAAGCTATCCCAAGCACTATTTCTGCAGTAACTACCCCATCAACTAATATTCAAGGTATACACCCAGCAGATTATAGCGTTGCTATCAATCTTCTTGAGAATACTGATGCATATGACTTTAATGTTGTTTATGCGCCAGGTTTAACTAGCCAGAATGCAGCTACTCAAGTATCTGATATTCTACTTGTAGCTCAAGGTCGTGGCGACAATATCGCTGTAATTGACATGGTTGGTTATGGTGCTCAAATAGGCACAGTAATAAGTAATGCCGTATCTTATGATAACTCTTATGGAGCAACTTACTGGCCATGGGTACAGATTCGTTCTCGTGAGACTGGTAAATTAAACTTCGTTCCAGCTTCTACATTAGTACCAGCTGTTTACGAATACAATGATAAAGTATCTGCAGAATGGTTCGCTCCAGCAGGTCTTAATCGTGGTTCACTTTCCACAGTACTTCAACCAGAAAGAAAGATTGGTGTAAACGATCGTAACATCCTATATCAAGGAAAGGTTAACCCAATCGCTACTTTCCCAGGCGTAGGTACAGTTATCTATGGTCAGAAAACACTTCAACAGAAGCCTTCTGCACTTGATCGTGTAAATGTACGCCGTCTATTGATTGCTCTTAAATCTTATATCGGTCAATTAGGTGAGCAAATTGTGTTCGAGCCAAATACTCAAGTAACTCGTAACAAGTTCTTAAGCCAAGTTAACCCATATCTTGAGTCTGTACAACAACGTCAAGGTCTTTATGCCTTCCAAGTTGTAATGGACGAAACTAATAACACACCAGATGTAGTAGATCGTAACCAATTAGTTGGTACCATTTACTTACAACCAACCAAGACTGCTGAATTCATTCAACTTGATTTCAACATTCTTCCAACTGGTACATCATTTGGTCAATAATATAAAATAACTTTAAGATGAACGATAATACAATATTAAGAATTAAAGTACCTGCTCACTTATATGAGAGTGTGAAAGAGCAATTGACTATCAATGAAGCAGCAAAAGCTAAAGCTCATTATGGTGCTGGAATGGAAGTAGTTAAAGAAAAGAAAATGAAAGTACCAAAAGATGGTATGAAGAAAGTTGAAGAAGTTAATCAAATAGAAGAAATAGATAAAGACATGGAAAAGAAGACTCGTACATTAGACGAATTGAAAAAAGCTAAAAATGCATTGGACAAAAAGATCAATGAAATGGAAGGCATGGATAAAGTAGAAGAGGTTGATCTTGGAAATTTAATGGATCCTAACTTTATAGGAGGCGTTGCCGCTATTTTAGGAGTTGGCGTACCTCTTGTAGCCGCAGCAATAAAGGATATGAAAAAAGCTAAAACACCAGAAGAGAAAGCAGCCGTAAGGCAAAAACTTGCTAAAGCTGCAGGTTCTGCATTGTCTGGAGACATGTAATAAATAAAATTCGTTATCGAATATTTATAAGTAGATTGCCGATATTATACAGACATATAAGACAAGATAAAAACGAGCCGTTTTACATAGGAATAGGAGAGTCTGAAAATAGGGCTTACGAAATAAAAGGTAGAACAAGAGCTTGGAAGAATATAGCAAAGAAAGGTTACGACGTAGAAGTTCTTTTTAATGATTTGAGTTGGGAAGAGGCTTGTGAAAAAGAGATAGAGTTTATAGCTCTATATGGTAG